ATAAGTTTCCATTGATCTGTTGTCTAATTCATTTTGTTTTAGTTTCATTACAGCATAATTACTTACCGCTGGTCCTAAAGCTTGACCAAATACTTCTAAAGCTCCTCCTATTCCATTCTTGTTAGTTGTGCCGGTTAATAAACCTGCTGCTAATTGCGCTAAAAAAGTAGTTCTAGCTAGATCGCCTTGTGGATCCATACCAAGTTCTGATCTTATTTGTTTTGCTCTATTAACTAAGTCTGTTGTATATAATTTACCACCAATAGATTGTTCTGTGCCTTTACCATCTTGAGAAGAATTATATATGTTCTGAGCTGTCGATAATGTATTTTCTTTTACAGGTGCTGGTGGTTTGCTTGGTTCAATCCCTGGTGCAACAACTAATCCTTCATCTTTAGGTACTTTAATGTTTTCATCTTCTGATAATGAAGCGTTTTTTACTACTTTTTCTAAATCTACTACTGTACTATTTCCTACTCTAGTTTCGTTTTCTGGTTGAGTTAACTGATCTGGTTTTACTACTCCTGCAACTGCATTATCAAATTCTCTATATCCAACATTAGCCACAGGAGTTCCTGACCCTCTTCCTGATGCAATTTGTTTCATGTTAGAAGGTACTGGTTTTGGCGCTTCACTGTCTGCAGTTTGTGAAGAGTCTCGTGAGGTCCATCTTCCAGCTCCCTTATTATTTTTAACCATTTCTTCAAACGATACTGTTTTGATAGGATCACCTAGTGCACCTTCAACACCAGGCATAAAATCTTTATTAGATGCAGTTGTACCTAATGGTCTTTCTTTAATTAAATCAACACCTCTTCCTACTAATGGGCGTGATGCTCTATAACCACCGTATAATAATCCTATACCAGCAGCATATGGGTTTTTAGCTAATCCATATGATATAGCTGCATCGGCAGCCAATTTTGGAAATCCTGTCATTCCAAGTTTTCTTGTTCCTTCTTCAATAAGAGGATACAAACCAATAGATCCAGCACCTCTTGTCAGGCCGCCACCCATACCAAAAGGAGCACTTAGTAAAAATCTTGGGTCTTTCCAATTTCTTCCAACACCACCCATGTCACTTTTGAATTTTGACCACCAACTAGGTGTTTGAGGAGTATTTATTTTTGCTGGTAATCCACCTACTAATCTTCCCGTTATAGGGTCATAAAAACCACCACCCTTTTGCACATAATTTTGTACACCTCCAGGGACAGTCATTCCAACCATTGTTCCTGAATTTGCACGTAATGGTTTTAATACACCTTTTCTTAAAGCTTGTTGTCGAAACAATGGTCTGTTTAAAACTTTATTGAGAGACATTAGGCTCTCCCTTGGCCACCCTGCATACCTTGGAATGCTTGGAATGCGCTTATACCAGTTCCAATAGATTGTGCTAATGGACTTGTTTGTGGTTGCGTTGATGCAGCAATAGTTGATTGTGATTTTGGACCAGCAGCATAAATGTTTGATAAAAATTCAGCTCTTTGGTATGGTTCATAAGTTTGTTGTAATTGTGATTGTCTAGCTGCGTCTAATGTATTTTGTGCTAACTGTCTTTGTACTCCCCCTGCTTGCATTAATTGATTAATATCAGCTTGTGCCATTTGTTGTTGACCTGAACCTATATTAGCTAATTGAGTTCCAATAGTTCCTTGCATTTGTTGTTGTTGTTGCGCAGCTTGTAAAGCTGTTCCAAAACCTCTTTGTTGAGCTAAACCTACTTGACCTAATCTAGCTCTTTCTAATTCTGCTTGAGCAACACCTTCTCTACCTCCCCCAAAAGCACCTGACATTACAGCGTTTGCTGACAATTGATTTTGTCCTAATGCTGCTTGTCTATTAATCTCATCTACAACATAAGATTGATAAGGATTAAAAAATTGATTTATGTTAGGTGTTTGTGCAGCAAGTAGTTGTCCGATGCCCGAGGTTACTGTTGGAGCACCCACTCCTGTGGTTCCTGCTGCTGTTAATCCTTGTTGCTCTAAAGCACCAAAAGGTGCAACTTGCATAGAAGGTAATGCTACAGGTTTCTGTGCAACTCCACGAGCTAAATCCATTAACTCTATTTTTCGTTCTTCTATACCAGGAGCTTCTCTTATAATTGACGTTTGTATTCCTGTTCCACTTGATGGTGCAGGGGCAGCTTTACTTCCTCCTCCAAAAATATTTGATATTACTCCCATTAAACTTCTCTTTCCATTTGTATGTGTTTAGCTTTCCAACCCCATTTTTTTGAAACTCTTGCCCAACCAGGTCTTACCCAAAAACTTAATTTTTTGCATCCATTTAGTTTAGCAAATTTTGTAACAGTATTCACTATCTTGTCCTCCCATAAATGCCTTTTTCTTCCCGTACAGATAATAGCTTCGAGTTGGCTGTAGTTAGGTAAGGCGGCAATACGAGTTACAAATAATGCAAAGACTTGGTTTAATTCATCTTCGTCACTACCAAATACAAGAAACATTTGTGCCTCGTCTTTTTTAAGTAATTCTTTTATATATTTAGGCTCAGCAGAACCACCTGAATACTTTAAGGCCTCTGCAACCATAAAATCACATAAAGGCCAAAACTTATCTATATATTTTGGCTCAACTGATAAAACAGATATGTCAGGTTTAATTGGCTTTGGCTTGTGCATTTCTACTTCCCTCTAATAAATCAAAAACTCTTTTGTATCGTTTTTGTTGTTCGTAGAAGTATCGTGCACCTTTTTCACGCATGTCTTTGAAACTCTCTGGATTCGCACCTGCTATGATTCCTGCGCCTAATACTCCATCTGCTCTTGTTACAAATTCTCCATCTGCTAATTGAGCTAACATTGTATCTTCGTCTTTGTCTCCTGTGCCAGATCCATCTTCGACATAACCCGATGCTCTTACATAATTATGTGCATCGTCTTCGTCATGAGATCTTTTACTTGGAAGATAGTTTATACCACCTTCATTAAATCTTTTTACTTCTGCTAATCCACCTTCTTTTAATCTGGTATGCTCCATTGCATAAGGGCCTTGTCTAAAGTCACCTTGATTTGCTGGATCAGCTTCAGGTATGTATGGTTGATCAAAAACTTTTTCATCTCCTGTTACAGGATCAATATATTTAAAACCACCTCTTTGTTTTTGTAATTCTGCAACACCTAAATTGTAAGTAGGTGTGTAAATGTCTAATGGTTTAGGATCAAACGCACCACCGAAGTAAGTGGCCGCTGCGATTGCTGATGCCATTTTACCAGGACTAAGTTCCATTTCTCCTGTAGCTTTACCACCTACCCATCTTTCTCTTCTAAATAATTTATCAAACATAGATTGCAATCCACCGGGTGGATTATTGTTAATGGGGTTAGACGCGGCTGCGCCTGCTCTAGTTGTCATACCATATTCTGCAGGGCCTCTTAAATTTGCAAGTGTGCCTGTTTGTGTTGCTCCTTGATTTAGGAAGGGCATGCTAGAATACATACTTTGAACAATAGGTTGTTGTGTGAAAGGAACAAAAGGGCTTCCTGGTGCTGTAACACCTGGAATCATTTTACCACCGTAGTATCCCATTGCAGCTCCTGTTGCTCCAGCTAATAATCTTTGAAGTCCTGAACCTCCAGCGTCTTTAGATCCTTTATAACCCTTATACCCACCGTAAGCGGCTAATGCGTATGGGACTATTGCTTGCCATGCCATATGTAAATATTTTCTCCTTAATTTAGCAGATTAGGAAAGTTTAACATTTTAGTCTACCTTTATCAACTCATCGGCAAAGCACCCTCGATATTGGTGTTCGCCAACATGTGTAATACGGTCGGTTATTAGGGCATAACACTTACCGCCTATGTTTCTCCATCTTCTACAGAACGCAAAATCTTCTCCTAGGTAGGTTTTTGTGGACTGATCAAACTCAGTATCAAATAGATTATAAAAGAAAGGTCTGTTAATTAACTCTCCATTTACCACAGTTTTCTGCGCTATTTCTTTTTCGGGATAAGCCTTGATCATTTTTTCTATAACCTCTCTCTTAATTAACATACATCCAGTAGGAGAATGCGTTACTTCAATAACTCCCTCTTTATCTATTTTTATATCTTTTTCATTTACTACTTTCATAGGGTATGTGTAGAGACCTTTAAATTTTAAATCTTTTGCATTTTTTATTGAACCGTTTTGCACTCTTTCCCAACACTTATCCCACATAAGCTGTTTAAGTGGGTAAGGCACAGATATAACACCTTTATCTGCAGCAACCATTTTAAATACAGATTGTGCTTGAAATTCTATATCTGAATCCACAAATAATAAATGTGTGTCTTTACTCTCCATAAAACTAGATACACATAAATTTCTACCTTGTGTAACTAAAGAAGATTTCATAACTTGAAAAGAAGTTAATATGTTATTCTTCATACAAACCTTTTGGAACTCTAAACAAGCCTGAAAATAATGTAGTGATAATTCACTATGGCATGGTGTGGCTACAAAGATAGAATATTTTTTTGCTTTAATCTCATGAACTTTTATATCTTTATCTTTATCTTTCTTATCAAACCACATTGGTTTATTGGGGTCTTGCATTTAAAGCTCCTTTCAAAAACTGCTCCCACTGTCCTGCTATGTTTTTCCAGTTATAAAAATGATTAAAAAAATTAGATTGATACCTAAGATGATTATGGCAGCCTTTTGAATTTATTTGATCTGGTATTCCATCAATTATAGCTGCAAATTGATGAGCTAAATTTTTAAAATTATTATCGTATGGAACATATACGGGAAACTCTGAGCAAGTTTCGTAGAGTGCTCCGTTGTCCGTTGTTACTACAAATAAACCACAAGCTAATGATTCAAGTGCAGAGATACAGAATGTCTCCTCCCATATATTAGGATAAACAAAAGCATCATAAGTATGTAAGTTTTCAAGTATATATTCATTAGATTTGTAGCCTATGTAATTTACATTGGGTAATTTTTTTGCTTGGTCATATAATGCTTGATATCCTGGATCGTTTTCTTTTTTAAAATCATCACCGTATATTTGTGTACTACTATAAACATCTAATTCTATGTTTTTGTTCTCTATGAGTTGCATGGCTCCTAGTAAAATAGACAAACCTCTCCAAGGAGTTGGATGATATATTAATTTAATTTTATCTCTTTTAGGTGCTGGGTCTCTTTTTTTAAAATCAAGTATTCCGTTTTTAATTACAGTACATCTTTCTAATGGTATATTAAACTGCTTACGAAATTGTTCATAATTCCAATGACTATTAAATACATAATAATCATATTGTTTTATTTGCTCTGGGTCTTTAAAAAATTCTTGAAAGTGTGGCTGATCGGGTGCCATCTTTTGCCAAAGTATATTTATTTTATTAGCTGCTATAGGAACTTTGCCCGGCACTGATGTACATATTTGGAAGTGATCTAATAATTCTGAAGCTACGTGCTTCTTTAAAAATTCATGTTGTAGTTCTGTTCCGCCTGCTGGTTTCATATTTTTGTTTTACTAAACATCGGAAGATCAGGAACTAGCACTTCAACATCAGTTGCTAAATCCTCTTTAGGATGTTCTTTTAAAAAAGCCTCTTCAGTTTCATATCTTTTATTAGTTTTAATACTTCTATAGATTGTTTTAGTTTTACATTTAATTTTTTGATATACAGTCATACTTTACTTATAATTATTTTATTGTGGAATGTAAACACTTTTAAATTCAGAATTTAACACTGTTAATTTTAAATGCAAGTCGTCCTCTACAATTGGATAGCCAGCTAAATTAAACGATGTATTTAACAACATAGGAACGCCAGTTTTGTCGTAAAAATGCTTTATTAAATTGTAAAAAGGCTTGTTTTGTTTTTTTGTTAAAGTTTGTATTCTGCAAGTATTATCTACATGTACAATTGAAGGCACTTCTGTTTTAGCCTTTTCTTTAGCATCTACCGCAAAAGACATATGTGGACTTTCTTTAAGAGTGGCTAAATCAAAATATTCATGTGCATATTCTAATAATACTGTTCCTGCTAGAGGTCTCCACCATTCCCTTTTTTTCAATTTGTTTACAATATTTTTTGCATCTTTATTTCTAGCATCAAACAAAATAGATCTATGGCCTAATGCTCTTGCCCCCCACTCACTATCACCATAAAACAATACCAATGGTTTTTGACTAAGTAATACTTCTACTGCTTTATATTCTTCTTTTATAATTATCATAATAAATTGCTGCTCCTATGGCTGTCCCAGGATCGTGTGGTATGGGATCAACAAAAAAATTAAGCTCTGGATATTTTTTTACATATTTAAAATTATTAGAACAGTTTAAAAAATAACCACCAGATAACAAAATATTCTTACTATATCCTTTTGCTCTATCTATCAACAAGCATGTATCATTAAAAGTTTTTTGTTGTGTTTCTTGTGCTGCGTTTACTTTATTATAGTCTAAATCATATTTTTTATCGCAGTTTGCATAAGATGCTAAACCCATTAGTTTACCCGCGTCATTACCATCCACAAAACCATTTTTTTTACAGGTAGCTGTAAAAAGAGCACCTCCCATAAGTTTATTAGAAAATTTATTAAGATAACCATGTTTGTACTCAAAAGATTCAAACGAAACTACATTTTCAGCATCAAAACTTGCTCTTTCATTAGTTTGATGTTTATAAACTGGTAAAACTTTTTTGTTATTAATTAAATATATAGACTCAATCTCTTCATAAGGGATGTAAAATTTACACGCTCCTCCTCCATCTACAACTATCGCAGCAGCCTCATCAAATTCACTAAAATAAAAAGATGAGACAGCATGGTATAAGTGATGTTCCTTTTCATTAAAATAATAATTAGGAAAATTAAGTTGTTTTTGTAATATGTTGATTATGTCATTGTCAGATAAAGGGTAATAAGCTCTGTTTCTGCCAAAAGATGCGTAACAAACTGTATCTATTTTAAAATTTATTTTTTGATGTATTGATTGAAAAAGTTCAAAAGGCTCGTAACTAAGTTGTGTATTTTTCTTCAATATAAAACGTTCTTCATTATAAAATTTTTTAACTTTACCGTTTTCATAAACACATATAGAAGGATTATGTGAAATATTTACTCCAAGTATTCGCATAAATGAATAGTTACAATAATTTATCGCCCCTGTCCACGATTGCGTTTTCTCCGTGGTATTCTTTTAGACCAACTTTTATTATGTCTGCCAGGCCTTTTTTTCCTAGTTCTTTTAACATAATTACTTACACCAAATAACGGTTTTCTTTTACCCATCTAACAACTCTACTTGTACGTTAAATGCAGCAGATATTCTTTCTTCATCACTTTGGTTAGGGTGTACCTCATGAGGCATATATGATGGAAATAAAATAAATAATCCATCTTCTGGTTTAACTGACCACTCGGATTGAAATTCTGGTTCCTTTAGCTTGTCAAAACCTTGCATAACAGAGGCTACATTAGGATTAGAAAATACAATGTCCCCACAATTTTTTGGTGCTTTGACATAATAGACTGCAGAAAGTTGACATCCCGGATGGACGTGCGTTCTATTGAATGATCCTTTAGTGTTCTTGTTGATCCAAAAGTTTGTAATGTGAAATTTTGTTTTACAACTTCCGAATAAATCTGTTAAACATTGGTCCATAAGAACTTCAATAACCTTAAATATTTCTTCACACATCACATCTTTAGTTTGAACTCCAAAAATGTTAGAGGCTTCATTTAAATAGTTTTTATCTTCTGCTTCTTTTAATTTAGACAATAAAAGATTATTAAAGTCATCGTTCATTATTTTTAAGCGCTGTATAGACTCGGTGAATAAAACTGTTTTTTTAACCATTTTCCTGAGATCTATCTAATTGTGCGTAGGATATAATGCCTTGTATCTCGTTTGCTGTTCCAGCAGTCATTTTTAAAATATCACCGCCTTCTAAAACTAATGGTTGCGTAATTATATTTGAAACAGTGTTAGCAGCAATGGCTTTCCTTGAAATTGAGTAAGTAGTTGAAGCAGATGTATCAGTTACTTGCACGGATAAGTTTACTGGACTTCCGCTAGAATTATCAACTTGTACTTGTCTTATTAAAAAAGTAGCACTTGTAGGACACGTTAAAACAGAGGCTGTGCCTGTTGTGGTTAAATTTATACCTTGGTTTTTATATTGTATGGTCATTAGGATAAAAAATAGTTAAATGCATTAGTGTCATTTTTTATATCATTCTCATATGAAAAGTTCAACTGAGACTGTAAGGTTCTAAAAGCTTGTAGTATTTGTCTTTGGTCTTCTTGAGAGTATTCTGTTTTAGGCTCAGGTATTTGTATTGTTATCTTTGCCATTATCTTCTACCATCTACTCTGACATCAAATCTGAACGCGCCATATCTCCAGCTCTCGTTCAAGTTTTCATTCTCTATTTGCACTGCAGCTAACCTAGCTCTTGCTCTTGTATCTACCTTTTTTGTAGAGGAAGTAATAGTAAAAGGCCCTAATGGGCTAGAAGCAGCGGTCGTGCCTTGTGGAAACTCATTTAAATATATTGTAATTTTTGCGTTACCATCTATCCTTTTAAAGTCAGGTAAGAATCTTTTAATACTCATTAAATATTCTCCATCTCCTGGAACACCTGAATTACCGTTTAAATCAAACTCTCCTGATTTAATAAAAGAAGTAATAGCTGTCTCTGTGCCATCACCATTGGCTTGATTGACTCCAATCTCATGTGCGTAATAAATTGAAGCTCCGTTCGACACACCATTTACAACTGGGAATGTAGGAGCGTCAGAAGCGTTATAATCCGTAGCATAAGGCTGTTCGTAAACTGTAGAGCCTATCCACGTTGTTCTATCGAGGGTTCCTGTAGTCCAAACACCCTCAGCAAAATTATAAGTTACCACTCTATCTATAACCGATGACGAGTTTGTTGGATAAAACCAATTTATTTCAGAATACAATTCATTTATTCCACCAAAAACTAATTGCCCTGAATTATAATTTAACCCAGGATTACTACCATCAGTGGTAAAAACATAATCTTCTACTAAACAGGGTAATGATTTTACAGTTCCATCATAACCATAAAAGCCACCTGTTTTACCCATCCAATATACAGCACCGTTTGCAAATACTCCCGCATGTTGCCCAATTAAACCATTGTTAGATCCTACTTTTCTAATTGAAAAAGTAAAAGGTGGACCCACAAATTGCATTTCATAAGCAGCTGTATCAGTTAAAACTAAAATATAATCTTTACCTTTAAAAGCTCCTACAATTTTTGTGCCATCGTCTAATCTAAATGTCCCTGCGGTGTTCGTTGATGTTGGTGCATAATCACTTGTGCTTTCTTGGTCGGAGAATCTAATAAACATTTTATCTTGCGTTGACGGAGTGCCAATAGTTGTTTCCGTTCCTAAATGAAATAAATGCCTGTCTCTGTCTGATACTATTGTCATTACAGATCTTGTTGGCATTCCAGAGCCTATAACAGCTCTAGTTTGTAATGCGTTACCTGCCGTTGGGTCCCAAGTAAAAGTTTTTCCATTAGAAATTGTAGCGATCAAAATACTTCCAAAATTATCAAAAGACCAGTTGGCAGGTTCAATTGTTACTGTGCTTGATGCAGAAGCATCGCCCCAACCCACAAAATCTGTAATGTCAGTCACAGTCGCACCGTTAGTGTGTTCTGCTGCTGTTGTTCCGTTTATGCCTCGAGTTATTCCACTAATGGTGTTTGTTCCTGTGGTGTTAGTTGTGTAGCTCATATCCTCAGAACCAATTCTTAATTTACCGTTAGTCAACGGTAAGTTTGCTGTGCTTGTAAGAACAACAGAAGATGCACCAACAAGCATATTACCACCATTATTAATTGTTGTAGTGGTTGCTGCAACTGATCGTCCTCCAAAAAGGTATGTGCCCCACCCATATCCATAAGTTTGATTTAATGGTCCAACTGGTTCGTAGGGTCGTACATCTAATGTTCCGTTGTTCGTTGTCCCTGAGCCTGTCTCTGCTGAAGGCATCGTAATTGTAAAAGTTTTTGTAGTCGGTACCGTTTGAACTTCAAACAATTGATCATCAAAACTTGTAGCTGTAAAACCTGTTTGGCCTGCATTGAATGATCCTGCATTTGCAAACGTTGTTATTTCTCCAACTTCTAAATTGTGAGCACCTGTTGTTGTAATCGTAACGGTAGCTGATGCGTTGGTTGTTGTTATGTTAGCGCCCGTTTGGTAGTTATCTGTTTCAAGTGGAGTAATGTCATAAAAAGCACCTTCATAATAAATAATTAAAACTTTGTCAGTGCCTATTGCAGCGTATCTTTTACCATCAGTGTCTGCCCAAACATGTTGTCCTCTAGCAGCACCAATTATTTTATTATCTACTAATGCTGACCAGCCACCTATTTTTTCAGGCTCACCATATCTAAATCTTACATTATCACCATCTACCCAACGTCCCTCTGCATCTGCAGGTGTAGACTGCTTATCAAATCCTGGTTCTATTTTTACTTTTGCTAAAGGCATGTCAGATTATAACATCTTCAGTTTAATAAATAAACAAAGGGCTAGTACCTTAAAAACTCTGTTTCTATTAACTTAAATAGGCATGATAGGTTTTTTCATACCCCATAACGCTCTTCCATCTACAGCTTGCGCTTCTTTATTTGTTTCAGGATCGTAGTAATGTAGAAAACATTGAGCGTGATAATCTCCAGTAAAGGTTTTTCTCCAATGTTCGGCCTCACATCCTTTATAAACAACACCATCACCTGGCTTTAAATTGATAGGGGTCCCCTCTAAATATATAGGCCACTCTGTACCACATGAGTCTATCATTAAAGTAACACTATATTGACATTCAGGTCTATCCTTATGCTTTGGTAAAATATCACCCATAGTGTAAGATCGCCAATATGAATAAGTTGGCATTACTTTTTTACCTACAATTTCAGAAATCTTTTTGGTTTGTTTAATCATTAAGGCTTCCATTATAGGATGACCATAATAACCTGTTGTTGTGTGTCCAGGTTGTGTGTCAAACTCATCACAATTTATTCTATGAGTAATTTTACAATAATTTTTTAAAAGATCTAAAACGTCTTGCGATACAAAATTTTCTATTTTTTTATATTTACCTTCCATCATTGACCCCACGAAACTATGGCATATCTTATTCCTTTTGTTACTGGCTTTACTCCATGTGGAAACATCCAATAACTAGGCCAAATAATTAATCTGCCTGGTTTAACATCTACCGTATATTCATTTGTTTTACAATCAGGATCAAAAAAACTTAATTGACCACCTTCGTAATCATTATTTAACATCAAAATAAAACTCATATTTCTAACAGGGGACGTACCTGCATCAAAGTGTGGTTTAAAAAAATGCCCTGGTTCATATTTTAGTATGCTCATTTCATTTAAAAAATTCATATTAAGAGTACATCCTGTCTCTTGTTTGTATCTAAAGAAGTATTGAAAGAAAGTTGTCTTTAAAAAATTATGAATAAAAGCCATTGTCATACTTTTTTTAACAGGAGCTACCTCATGTAATAAAACTTTTCTAATATTTGTATCTTCAAC